GTTGTACCACCAATGGTAGTGCCGTCAATGGTGCCACCATTAATATCTGTGGTTGTCAAAACAGACGACGCAATGGTCATTACTCCGGTAGAGTCTGCAATACTAGATGACGCAGTACCGTCGTTAGCCTGTATGTTTGTGACTTTGATTGTGTCGAATTCTCCGGTGCCTTGATCTAAATTAGCCATCGCGTCAACAACAGCGGCAGAAGCTCCAGCCCCATCTAAATAGACAACCTTTGTTGCACCACTTTCTATAGTGACATTTGCGCCAGAACCTTGACTTATATTGATGCTCTGGGAGCCTGTAGTGGCGTTTTCTATCCACATTACGCGACTAACGGTGTTGGGGGCAATTGTAAGAGTGCGTGTGGCCGTAAGCGTAGCGGAGGAAGTTACCTTAAAGTACATCGCCCTCGCTGGGTCAGCGGCACCATCCGCAACGGTAGTGGTGGCATCTGCATCAGAAGAAAAGCAGTCTTGAGTGCCATACCCCATAGCATCAGCGATAAGGGAAAGGTTGGTATTTGTACTTGTACCCCAAGTGCCATCCTCGTCACCGGTGGCTATTTCTTTAAGCCTTAAATCATTATCGTAAGTAGCCATTGGCTTTACCTCAGTTCAGTGTAGTGCCGCTTGCCGGGGGTACGGAAGTAGCGTAAATCTTCATGTTCTTTTGCAAGTTTAAGACCTGCCCACAATCTGAGCAAGTATCCGCCGCTAGTTCAGTTTCATCCAAATCAAAACCACAATTTGCGCACAAAATTTCAACTTCGTGTTTCGGGTCTATTGCACTTCCTAACTGTGTCGCTTCATTTACTGTTTTCATGCCGCTATGTCCACCCAATTTGCTGTTTGGTTTGGTGCTATATCCCCCCAACTTGCTGTTTGGTTAGGCGCTATTTCTCCCCAGTTTGGTGTTTGAGCAGGCGCTATCCCTACCCAATTTGCCGTCTGACTCGGCGTTATTCCTGTCCAATTTGCTGTTTGGCTTGGGATTATTAAGCCCCAAACTGATACGTCTCCAACTTGTCCGATTGCCTGCACCCCTGTGGGGCTGACTGTCGCGCCGCCAGTAGCGGATGCACTTCCTAACGCAGTAGTACCTAGCACCCCGATTGGGTAGACATTGGCGTCGGCTTTGAACGTAACCGTGCCCAACGCCGTGGTTCCTACTACGCCTGTAACCGATACAGTAGCGCCGCCGGTTACTGTTTCCTCTCCCAGTACAGTTGTACCAACTACTCCTGTGGGGTAGACATTTGCCGCCGCCGTAACACTGGCAGAGCCAAGTGCTGTAGTACCCGCTACGCCCGTCGGATAGACGTTTGCCGTTGCCGTAATGGTGACGCTATTAAGAGCCGTAGTACCTGCTACGCCTGTAACCGATACAGTAGCGCCGCCGGTTACTGTTTCCTCTCCCAGTACAGTTGTACCAACTACTCCTGTGGGGTAGACATTTGCCTGTCCAGTTATCGTAGCAGTACCAACTGCTCCGGTAGTCGAAACACCTGTCGGGCTTGCGCTTGCTCCTGCTGTAATAGTGACGGAATTAAGGGTTGTTGTTGCCGAAACCCCTGTTACTGTTACATTTGCATCAGCAGATACGCTTTCCTCACCCAATGCTGTTGTGCCAACAACTCCTGTAGGGTAGACGTTGGCACTTGTTGTTATAGAAACCGCACCCACCGAAGTGGTGGCTTCAAACGAAACACTACCTTCGCCAAAGGCTTGTTCGCCCCATCCGGCGCGACCCCAGCCTCCTAATGCAAAGATAAGATCAGCCATTTACTAGGCAATCCTAATGATTGCATTAGACGCATCAGCCGTCGGGAACACAATAGTGAAGTCACCGGCAGTAGATGTCTTATCAGAGCCAAAGTCCAATACCGCAACGGATTTATCTGACTGGGTGCTGTTATAAATTAGCGCACCACGGGCCGTTATTGTGGCTGTAGACCATGTTGTGTCATTAAAATCAGTGTACGCAGTTGTACCTGAACTGGTCGGGGCTACCGCAGTTAGCGTATTACCGCCAGCTACATAACCTGTACCTGATACTTCATTTGTCACGCTGTAAGCAGTCGTAGTCGCATCCAGTGTTGCAGAACTTGTATACAACGCTATTTTCATTGTGTCAGCAGTGGTGCTTCCACGGGCTACAGTAGTCCCAAAGGCATGAACGCCGTTAAGTAGTTCAACCTTAAAAGACGTACACATTGCTTGTGTAATCGCCATGATAATTACCTCATAATTTACTGATAATTCGAGCCAAGTCAGCGTGGCCCTGTTTTGCTAACTCGGCGCAAATAGTCGTCCTATCTGAGCGAATCGCCTCTTGCATATAGAAGACCAGTAAATGCTTAATCCGATCCCTATATGCGTATGCTTGGGCTTTAATCGCTGGATCAGCGGTTTCACTGATGGACAGCATCTTTTCCAATGCCCTCTCAGCAAGCTCCTCTGGCGTGTGCCCACGGTTCTGCGTAGTAACTACCTTTACGTCAAACCCAATATCATTCTTTGCCGCTGTGCCCAGCATTAAGCTACCTCTTTTCTAACTTGACCAGACCGATACGCATCTTGACGCATCTTACCGTCGCCAAGATTTTTAAGTAAAACTATAGCTTGCGTATACAATTTTTCGTATAGAGCCACCATATCAGGCTCACCTTTAAGGAACCTAATAGCCTCAATAAGCGCACCATTTAGTAGGGCGGAGTCAAACTCATCCCCAAGCCACGTCGTACCGGCAGTAACAATGGATTCAGGGTAATAGCCATAATGAAGCTCTACTACGTAATTGCTGTCCGGTGTCGGCCCTAAAATAAACGCAGTATCATCAAAGAAGGCATAATGTTTGGGAAGCCCTGTGGTGCTGGGGTTAGGGTAGGCTTCACGGATAAAGTTAGTATCCTTGTCCAACAAATACTGGAAGTTGCCATCACCGTCTGTTAGAGCCAAAGAGAACACATACAGCATATCCGTCGGGTATATCAGGTACTTATTCCCAGAAGTCACGTTACCAGTCTGATTCCGGCGCAGTTCAGGTATTTGTACGCTGTTATATATCTTCTGCTCTGCCTGTTCGGTAAACATAGCAAGCTGGGCATCTGTGAACGTGTTTTCACAAATGTCTTGGATATTTGTCTTTAATTCGGTGTAGTTCACCAGAATTACCTCTTACGCCATTGGGCCACGGGCCATCGTGCCTTTGGTAGCCGCGCCATTACCACGAGTTTTTACGCCGCTGGTCTTCATATCAATCGGCTGGTTACAGCAATCAGCAACCTTATAAATCTTAGGCTGGTTCGCCATCTTGGTTACTTTCGGTTGTTTCTGTTTCATCTCGTAACTCCTAACTTGTTGTTACTGTTACAGTTCCTACGGCTCCGGTTCCTTCTAAATTATCAGGAGTAAGCCCTTCATTATTGTTGAATCCTACAGGGTTCCAGCCCCATTGAATATCTCTACTTGCTACTAACTCAGCGGAATCTGGCCTTGGGTCGCGCACAGCCTGTGGGTCTTCAATAACAAATTCCCCTAGATGTAACTGTGGCTGGTCTGGGTTCCAGCACTCCGGGCAAGCCTTTATATTCGTGACTTGACCTTTTACTACTAAATTCTTTAGCTGACGTAGACGGTACTGAAAACCACAAACGTCGCATATAGCAATCGCATTAACCGCAGCAGAATAACGCGCCATTAGACAGCCCTAAACATACGCGGGACGAACTTAACAGAGGCTTTCTCCCTGTCTTCGCCAGCCGCTAGGTCAAACTGTTTCTCGTATTCAGCCTGTAACATCGGTACTCGGGGCATCAAATCTGGCTCTTTCATGGCAATGTAATAGGCCAAACCAGCCATTAAACACGGCAGGAACCTGAAGTTCATATCTGCTGTTTGGGCACCAGCCCCAGCGTCCTGAATCCTACGCATACGCCAGTATACAAAGGTGTAGTCGTTGCTATCCGGCACAGGCCATACGGTTATTGAGGGGTTGTCCCTACCTCTGTCGATGTAAACCTGTATGGGTCTTCCCTGCGAAATCTTGTTCGGTATAGACGAGTACGTAGAAACACTAATACGCGATATGTTTAGGTCTGACTGTGTACTTACACTACCAGCACCCGTCCGTATAACTTGCTCCATTAAATCAATGGTATCGGCTGGTAGGTTGTAAGTGGCTGTGCCTGTGGTTAGGGCCAGTGTCCCCTCGTCTATAGTCCACATATTTATGCCGCGATTTTGCCACTCAATTGTGAGCAAATTCATAGACCTACGGGCGGTGCGCAGGTCATAACCTGAACGCATTTCCCTACCGGCACGCTCCCACGCTTCTTCCGCAATCTCGGTGAAGTCTGGGTTAAATGTCGTAGTGCCTGATGTAGCCATTTACTTTTTCCTCTTTAGCGGGGACACCCTACGGGGCGCACCTGCGGGCTGGCCTAGCCGTTTCTTTTGGCTAATCCTCGACTTCTTCTCCGTTGAAGTCATTTCAGAGGCGGTTTTAGGGGTCTTACTAGACACCCTCTTGGTGGGCCTACAGTACGGTGTACCGCGTTTTTCACCCTCTTGGCGTCCGCACGCCTTCCCTGTACGAACGTCCTTCCAGTCCTCTTTAAACCACCTTTTAAGGGCTGCGCCCTTTTTAGTCTTACGAACCGCCACGCGATTTCTTCCTACATTTAGCTATGGCCCCTGAAGCGTAGGCAGAAGGGAACACTTTGTACTGGGCTTTTACCTTGTGATAACAAGCGTCCTTTACGGTGCCCCCTTCTTTCATGCCACAACCACAGCCTTTTTTGTAATAGCTTTTCATCGCATCTTACAAGGACGTACGCCTTTCATGGCCATACCAGCACCACGGACGCTACCGCCCCGCTCGTACCTCATTACCTTGCCGCCGCCCATCATTTTATGCTCAGAGTCTTTCATCATAGAGCCGTCAGGCATTTTGTGGTATCCAGCCATACCACCCTTGTTCATTCTTTTAGTACCGCAATTTGACATTTGACCACCTCGTTTAAATTTTTTACCTTCGTCCGCCTTTTCGTAGTCTTTACCCACGCTCTGTGGGATTCCTACTTTCTTGGCGAACTGCGGGTTGTTGGCAACCGCTACCATCAAATCATGCTGTTTCTTCGATTTACTTGGCATCTTTTACCACTTCACCTTGTCAGCCCAATACGCAGCACTCATTTTACCGCGCTTTATATTCTTGGCATGACGGGCTTTAAAAGACTTGCGCTTGGCTTTCATCCGCGCAGATTCGCCTGCTTTGGGTTTGCCAGCAGTGCCAGATACGGTTCCTACTTTTTTACCCTGCTGTCCAAAACGGATGATCTTTTCCTTACCACCCTCGCAAGCCTTCACAATGTGGGACTTTTTAGGGTGGCTCGGAGTGCTGCGCGGCGAATTACACGCCATAGCCTTCTTGTCGACCTTACCGCCAGCCTTAAAATAGCGACGCATAAGAATCTCCTAGCTATAAAACACCGTCATAGCAGTTATATTGGTAAGCGCAGTTATGTAGACATCTGTAGCAAACCGAACCCCATTGTCAGGAATATTGACAGAGTGGGAGTCAGAAGCCAGAAAGTCTAAGTCCAGCAGGGTCGCTCCACCATTACCATCAGTAATAGTAAGTCTGCCAGCGCCAGCACTGGTAAGAACTTGTACCTGTCTTACACGCGCAGGGCCAACAGCCAGAGAACCCGTCCCCGTAACTCGCTTACTGGAAACATCAGAACTTGGCATATCATCCACCCATTAGGAGAGGTTGTTATTCTGGATGTACAGAATAGTTACAGTCGCAACACCAGCGGTACCGTCGCCATCAGTGGCAGCAAAATCAGCCAAAACCTGAAGGTCGGTAGTGCCAACGTCAGTAGCTTCGGTATCCAGTGTTCCACGGGTAGTACCAGCAGACTGCACGCTAGTAGACGGAATGAACGCATCGGGGTCGGCAGAAGTACCAACAACCACAGTGGAGGCGGTGCCGTCGTCATTAGCGGTGGTCACGTTTAGAATTGCGTCAACAATTTGAGAGTTCGCCGGGATAGTGGCAACAACCTGATTTGCGCTAGTTGCACCAGCAATGTCGATGACGGCAGACTGAGCCATGAGGACGTAACCAACATTGGCAACATTAGTACCAACAGTTGAACCAGTAGTATCTTTGATGTTTCCGGCCTTAAGGGGGCCAGAGAAGGTAGTAGTAGCCATGTGTATCTCCTGTCGTGGCTAGTGTCAGGCACGGGATTGTGCCTGTCAGGGATAAATCAATGATATAGAAAAGAAAAAGGGGGGACAAGCCCCCCTGATTCATTAAGCGCCCGGGCTTCCGAAGATGCCCAACGGATCAGATACCCCGAAGGAGTACCTTTCACGGGCTTTGTAACGGCTGTTGCCGGTATCAAAGTCAGCGTCCATTGATGTAGACATCGGAGTACGAACGAAGTGTTTCAGACCGTTCGGTACGTCAGTCAACAAGAACCAAGCATCTGTGTCTGTCAAGTAGTGATTGACAGTGTAACCCTGCGGGATTGCGCCCATATTGCGGATAGCGTTGATGTCGTTATCAGCAGTACCCACGCGGCCTTCTGTTTCCAGCAGACGATCAGCAACGAACTGAAGATCGGGC